TTTTGAGCGCGTTCTTAATCTTCCCGATATAGTCGAGGTTGTACGGTGGGTCAGTAAGCCACATATCAGCTTTGTACCCGTTCATCAGTACCTCCATGTCCTCTAGGATGGTCGCATCGCCACAAACGAGCCGATGTCGCTCCCCGAGGCTATAAACGTCACCTGCTACGGTTTTTGCCGTATCAGGGGTATCTGGGACGTTATCCGCCTCCGGCTCAGGCTTTTGCAATAGGTCCAGGTCGAAACCGGTCAGGTTGAGCATTGGTAGCTCCATGTTTTCTAGCAGCGGAATAACTATTTTTAGGTCGACCCCGGTGAGCGCGTTTATCTGATTGTCAGCCAAGCGCCACATCTCCTCTTGCTCTGAGGTGAGCGCAAACTTTGCGTGCTCTCCTTGGATAGTATTTCCCTCGCCGTCTATAATCCACGGCTCAGGTAGATCCATATCGTTACCAAACTTCTCCCACGCCATATAGCGACCGTGACCGGCTACTATAACCCCCTCCATGTTTACTTCGATAGACTGTCGCCAGCCCACCTCAGCTACTACCTTAGCCAAGAGCTCGAGCTGCTCGTCGGTGTGGATTTTAGCGTTCTTGTCGTATGGAGTGATTTTTTTCATAGATTATTTTACTGGTGTCTTGTTTCCGTAGCTCCGGTGGTGCGGATTATACCTGAATGGATACGGCTGAATGCGAGCAAAGAATCCTCTGGACTCTTCAAGTCTATCTTCGTATTCCTTCTCTATTAATGAATACTCTGGGCACTCGTAGTATGTTCGATACAGTTTATTCCCAGTTAGGGTACAGAACCCCTCGTGTTTTATGAATGCGTTGAGGTTCATACCGCACTCGCCACAGAACCGTGGTGCTGGTTGCAGTTGACCCATACTAGTTAAATCGTGGGTTATTGCAGCGACCGTTTCGTTTCCGAGTAGCCTCCCGCACTTTGTTAAGTCTAAACTCCAGTCCATTGCGCCGGACAATAGCTTGCCGTTCGCACATCTTTTGCCACTTCGCTTTAGCTCGCGTCATCGGTGACTTCCTAGTCATAGCAGCGTCGCGCCTGCGCCCGTGACGGTTGAGTCGTACCGGTTGTTCTTTTCTAGCAAATGGATTCATTCCAAACATAAAGACTATTTTTTAGCTTCTCCTTCCTTTGTTAACATTTGAAACATTTGCTCAGTCATCGTCAGGTAGTCAGTGATGCGCATACGGTTCATATCTACTCCAACCTCAGTGTTGACGTATTTTGTTAGATCCTCAGCCGCTTCGTTTTGCTTTTGAAAGGCAGTGAATACGTCCGAGTGTACCAGTTTGAGCGCGTCGCGGTAGTCGTCGGCAAACATTGGGCGTGCTAGTAGGTTACCCCACGCTTCGGATTCAGTAGTTTCAGCTTCACCCTCTGCGCCTTTGATAACGATGTTTCGTTCTCCGTATCGGTCTTGTGCGGTACGCAATAGCTCGTTGGCAAACGTTTGCGCTTTGGTAACGTCTTCTGTCTTTTCTCTAATAGTATCTACAATGGTTCGATTCAGCATAAAATATGTTAATTACCTCGTACGTTTACACGATAGCACGTTACACAAAGAGCAACAACAGGTGCTCAGTGTATATCTATTTCAACAACCAGATGATTCTGTTTGTGGCTTTACCCCCGTACGGGTCGAGTACGACCTCCACTAGTTGATTTACTAGGGGCGCTACTCTTGCCTTCTTCATCTTGCCCGACAGGTGCGCTATTACCTCCTCCTTGGTTTCCGTCACTTGCAGTAGGAATAACTGATTGGGCAGCTTCTCCAGAATTGTCGCTGTTGGGTGTTTCGTCTGAAACTTCATTTTGTTTACTTATCGTTACGTCGGGTACAAATACCGTTACAAACGGTACTTTATCCATTCTATTAAAGAAATCTGTGTGAGTGTGGGTTGCGTTTGCGTTGTATCGGATGAAGTTAGCGATGTCATTTTTCATCATCAAGAACTCTGTGCCACCCTTGGTCACTACAAACTTGATCCCGGCTGCGCTCATCGGTTTACCGTCTGCCACCGGTGGTAGCGCTTCGTCTACTAAACCACAAGCCACTCCAATCGTTCGGTTGGAATCTAGTACTGCCAGCAGCTTTCGGATGTCGGTATCTTTTGTTACCAGCATTGTGTCGTCTAGGAATAGTAGCTTGGATAGTCGAGACTGACTCATCAGGAAGTTGCGCGCCCTTGACGTTCCTACTTTATATCCGACGTGATGTATTACCGGACGGTTGCCCAGCCCAGCTTCAGCTAGCTCCGTTCGCAGCTTTTTGTAGTATGCGCGGTCTAGGTTCTTGTCGCTGTCTGCGATTAGTACGCGAGCGTCGGGGTAGAACTCTGCGATGCTATATAGCAATGCCTCCAGCCCAGCGGTGTTGTCTTCAGTGTGAATGCAGAACTCTACGTTCCGAATACTAGTTACAGGTGTATCTTTCATAAATAAATTGTATCACGCGCTATGCGTTTTTGATTAGCCTCTGGACTTTTTTATATACGGCACTGTCCGTAGCCAATAAATGCACGAGGGTATCTAGTACCGCCTGTCGTTTCACAGACATTCCTGTCTCTTCGGACATGTCTAGCGTCGCTCGCGCAAGCTCCGCAGCCCGGTCGGGGTCAATAGAATAGTTTTTTCGACGCCTGATGTCTGTTTCTTTTACCATAGAGCTAGTATATAGCATATAGAGTAAAACGTGCAAACGTGTACGTGGGTAAAAAGAAAGAGCGGGGTGTTAACCCGCTCAGTAGATACCGATCACCTCCCTTCGAAGTTTCCTAGATTTTGACGATTCAGTAAACCGAAGTGAACCGCCAAACAGTGAATGGAACAGCAGTCGATACCCTTGTGGCTGAAAGCCCCGCCTGCGGGAATGACGGCGTGACACCGGCTACACCTCATCGTGGGTCACAGTACGGACAGCCGTATACAAACACTTTGTGGTGCGGACAGCTCCCGTCTGTCATCTCCGGCTGCGGTTGTGATTTCGGTACTTCCAGCTCCAAGGCATATTGTTCCGCTTGACGAAACCTCTCATCCAGAGGCAGGTTCGGTTGGTCATGGGACATTTCCTTTTCTCCTGTTTTCAATAAGTGTGACAACGGCATTGCATGTACATTTGTACTCCTTTCTGGTTTTTATTATACCGCAGTCAGAGTGACCTCACAGCCAAACCGTTTAGGTTGCACTATCTTCCACACGTCCAGGTGTACCAGGAGCTTGTCGTTTTCTATCACTCCCGCTTTCTCTAGGCAGTCCAGTAGCGTCGTCGTCGCGTTGTCCAAGTCCGCTGTCTTTGAGAGGTAGAACTTTCCTTTCAGGGAGAACGTCCCGGGTACTGACTGGGTCTTTTGGACCAGTACTTCCATCTGTACTAACTCCTCGAACTCCGTTATCTTCGCTGGCTTGTACATCCCTCCTGCTTTCGACAGCCGGTAGCTGTTCTTCTTCGACGGTATCTTTGACTGGAGTATCAGGTTTGTCATCCTCGGATATTAACACGGGTTCTGTTGTCACCTCTACCAGCGCCTCTCGGACGTTGATTACAATCTCTCGCTCCTTGTCGCTTTTGTGGCTGTTTCTAGGTTCATAGCGTTGTAATTATCCCCTCGGCTATTGCGTAGTTAATGCACTTTTGTCTGGCGTTGGCTTCTTTGTCGTCGCCAAATAACGGTTTGTAGTCTGGCTCAATGTATAAGTCTAGGTTTTCACAATGCCATTCTTTATTTTTTACGGTCATGTAATGCAATGGCAACCACTCCCCCTGTTCACTTACTAGCGGGGCTGGGATTCCATTTCTTTTCGCCAATGTCCCAAGATTCACTTTTGATGTATTTAGAGTTCTGCACCTTGTTGTTTGTCCCATATCCCAACAGTCATACTCTCTTGGGCATATATGTTCTTTTTGAGTAACCCAATAAAACTCAGTCTCAGGCACTACAATCCCTTTCTCTTTACACAGTCGTTCAAACTCTTGGCATAGCTCTAGGTCGGGTACGTGTTTTTGGTTCATACTCTTTGGTGTTTACCTTTGATAAAGTCTGGTTTGGCGCGCGCCCAGGCTGCAGCTATCCAGCTCTGGCGATATCGTTTGCTTTTGCGCCGGTGTTTATCTCCCCGGTCAAGCATACCCAATATCTCAAGTGTCCGGATACAGCCGTCGAACTCATAGCTGGCACGCACCACCTTTGGATATATATAAGCCCAGTTACGAAACGCCGTTAGTAAAAAAAGCAGAAAGGCTAGATCATGAATTAACTCCTCAGCAAAGAATAGCGTCAGTATTATCGTACCGAGTGCCGCCATTTCTAACTTTGATGAACGTCTGTGTAGTGCGTGTCCCTCGCGCATTTGGGTCAGCAGGTCGTCCATATACTTTCCAATTTCTGACAGGGTCTCCTTCGCTTTTTCTCTATCAGCGTTTTCTTTAAGTTGTTGCATTTCTGTTTTCATTTTTTATCTAGTTAGTGGACAATTGGCTTCTACCTTTCCGCAACAGTCGTCGTGGTTACACTCTCCGTCGCAACACTCGTGGTCGTCTATGTGTTTGAATTCGTACATCGGAATCATCGCTTCGTTAGGGACGTTATCCGCGTACTGGTACTCGTTCGCCCCCTTCACTATTTTGTATGCTTCCTCAGTGCTATATACTCCCGCGTGGTTTTTATCTTTTGAATATCCTCTACGGTTTGATTTCCACCAAGCCATGTGTTCGTTGCTCCAGATATACCAGTATTTTGTTTCACGTTTCATTTTAATTTTTATACATTGGGTTACTAACTGCCTCTCTCCACTCCGCGTCTTTGATATTCTTCTCTTTAATCTTTCGCACCCTCATCACCTTGGGGTCGGTCGGTACTAACAATCCGTGGACGTTTTGTATGATCTGCCGGGATAGTCGAATGGATTGCCAGCTACATAGTAGCTTCAGGTTCTTGAGCTTTATGCACCAGTCGCCGTCCGCGTCGGTAAATAGCAGCTTGGAGTAGTATTTCAGAATGTAGCAAGCCATCAGCGTCCAGTCGTTGTTGCGCGCGTGTGGTCTCTCCTCTAGCACGGTATACACCTTGGCTGCTCGCCCCTTGAGCTGCTCGCCGGTTGCTAGGGTGATGATTTGTTTATCTTTTGCCATATTACTTTTTACTTTCGATTACCTTCTGAGCAAACGTACTCCCTCCGCGCAGAGCAATCTGCGGGTATTTCTCTACCAGGAGCGTATGCATCGGGGTTGCTAGATCCTCTGGTATACCGAGCCTGGCTATTTCCTTTGCTGCTACCAAGATGCCCTGCATTTTTGTCACCGTACCGTTGCCAGCCAGCTCTTTCATGTCCTCGCCAGTAAGCCGGTGGTCAGTGTTGTACCCGGCGGTCGCGTTATAGTCAGGTTCTATTCGCTGTATGTCCGAGCCTTTTATAGCCAGTCCGTTTTGAAACGTTCCACGCTCGTCGGTATTCTCAAAAAGGTAGAAAGCTTTATGCGCTTCGTTAGCGTCTATCGTAAACTCCTGATCCTTCCGGTACCCGCAAACGATTTTGATTTTATATTTTGATGTTTTCATTTTAGATTAGAATGCTACTTTAGCTTTTTTGTTTTTCTCAGCGTGCTGCGCCCTGTACCTTTCTACCGCGTCACCCAGTCTTACCCAGTTATCTCGCAGTTGGCAAGCGGTGGTGATATTGGGGAAGTACGGCATCTTGTTGCTCTTGGGTAGAAACTCGATGCGTTTCAGAACTTGCTCGAGGGTGTACTCACCGATCAGGAAAGCGGCTGCTTTGCGTTGGCTGGTGTTTCCGTAGTACTGCTTGTTCTTGGGGTCGACCGTTTCAAACGCTTTTATAATTTCAGCTACGTGGATAGGATCTACTTCGTATCCCTCAGCGTACTTGTCCGGGTCGATAGGTTTTTTCTTTTTTGCAGGTTTTGGAGCTGCCTTCGCGACGGCTTTAGCCGGTGCAGGTTCACTAACCTTACCTAACCTAACCTTACCTAACCTATGTACCGATTGTGTACCGATGTCGGTACACACTGATTCTGGCTTTGTTTTCCTACGCTTTTTGAGCCATGCAGGGGCTTCAATCTTGTTGATTTCAGATACCCCGTCACGCAGTTCTGTGTACGCTCCGTACTCGTTCAAACCGAGCGTTTGTTTTTCTTTTAAGTAGGTCGTCTCCTTGTACATATCAGCTCGAATCAGGTTGTGTATCAGCCAATGTTTTACCACCACCACCCCGCTTTCAAATGATAATATATACCTTTTTGCGAGGAGTATTTTTAGATCGTCCTCTTGCGACCCTACTGATCGCAGTACAGTTATCGGCTGTACAAAACCATCATCGTCTGCGCGCATTATCAGGTGGAAATATAGCGCTTGGCTACTAGTGGGCATCGTGAGAAATACGTCAGTATTTATGATGTCCTGAGAGACCATCCGTCTGTTTGCCATAGCAATTATGTTAGTTGGTAATACACGTTTACACGATACCATTGTCTAGATACTGTATCCCCAGCGTGCAAGGGGACAACCTGTCTATATCTCTCCCCAATCATCACCCGGCTCTTTGAGTACGTTCTCTAATAGCTCTGGTTTTTTAGCTCGAATGTTTACTATTACAGTACTCACCAGCTGTGATCCGCGCATACGTTTCGCGCCGTACATAATAGCGGTTGCGTCTCGGTTGTAATACAAGGCTATTTGGGCGTACGCTAGCCCCAGGTGGTCGTATGCTATACACCATAGCGTATGGCGTACATCTACTATCTTTTGCACCTTAGAGGGCGATTTCAGGCTTGCTACTTTAATATTAGCGGCTCGGCAGAGCATCTCCTCGAGTCCAGCTAGCTGTTCAGGCTTCTTCATAGTTTTGTTTTGGGGTTAATTCGTAAACAATTTTCTTTTCTACAGATACCGTGTGCCCAGTTTCTTTGCAGTGTTTATTGGCATCCTCAGCTACTTTTTGAAATGCAGTTACCCATCGGCAGTCCAGGCACTTCGCTTTAGCTAGCCTTTGTCCTTTGTGGTTTACTTTGACGTTTTTATACATGATTTTCTCCTACTAGCTTCCCTACTACTGATACAGATACCTCAAGGTGAATACCGTCTTCATCTAGAACGTTGTACATGGCTCCAATTCCCTCGTGGTTTATTCCTACTATTCTCAGAAGCTCTTTTGCTTTGTCTTCACCCATCCGAATTGAGAGCTTTCCGTAGGTATCCACCGTCGCTTGATTTGTTACAAATATTTCTTTTTTCATGGTTTTGTTAATTGTCGTATCCTTGGAGTCGAATCATCTCACTACCGTCTGCAGCAAAGAGCATGTCTCCTTTACCTAATAGCTTCTCAGCTCCAGTTTCGTCTAGCATCACCTGACTGTCGACCTTTTTACTCATTTTGAATACTACTTTCGTAGGGAAGTTTACCTTGATATCTCCGTCGATGATTTTAGAGGAAGCTCGCTGCGTAGCGATTATCAGGTGCATTCCTGCTGCTCGTCCCAGCTGCGCTATAGATTTTATATATGATCCAACCTCTCCTCCCATCGATAGCTCGGCAAACTCGTCGATGATGATGAATTTATACCGGAGCTTTTTAACGTCGCGTATGTGTCGAGCACCTTCCTTTTCCATCATTATGTAGCGTTTGTCCATCTCCTTTTTCAGCTCCTGCAGGCTCTCTAGAATGCCCTGTGGAGTATTCTTGTATTCCTTTGCGTCGGCTTTGAATTGCGTCAGCTCTACTCGCTTCGGGTCAAAGAGGTGCAGGTCTACGTTTGGCGTTTCTATCAGCTGGCGGATGATGTTATTCAGGAAGTACGATTTACCTCCCCCAGTAGATCCAGCTACTAGCATGTGCGGGGCTTCTCGTACGTCGTACCGACAGGACTCACCCGTGGTGGTGTTTCCAATAGCCAGCTCAAAGGTCTTGTTGTGCTTTGGTAGCGCCGGGAACGTTCGCTTGGTACGTGGTACTTCGAACGTCACGTAGTTAGTACCTGGCTCGGGAGCTAGAATACGAACCTTGTCTTTTCCTAGTACCTGTTCGATGTCCGGCACGTAGTTCTTCACTCGTTTCATAGCCAATCCAATCGACGGGTTGTATCGGTACAGGTCTACCGTGTCTCCCTCTACCTTCTGTTCGAAGTCCAGCATCATGCCATGCTCCATCATCTTGGTTTTGATTTTGTCGTGGTCTTTCATGTCCTCGTAGTTTATTGCTTGTGCGCTAGTAAATTGCTTTGCTGCTGTCTCCATGAACTTGTGGACGTTTTTGGTCTTTTGCGTGCGCTTTCGCAGTACGTCGGTGATATTACTGACGCGGTGCTTTTTCATCAGCTTTGCTGCCTCCTCGTCTACGTCCAACTTGTTGATATACGCTACTAGCGATACCTCGTTATCGAATAGCGTGTATACGTTGGGTACATATACCATCTCTCCATTCAGCCCCCGGACAACGTCTCCGTAGTATCGAAAGAAGAAGTCGAAGTATAGATCGTGGTCTGCAAATACTATCTCGTACGTTTGAATCTGGCTGCCACCGTCGCGGTTGAGCGTGTGCTTCACCTCTTCGTATACGATACTGTACGGTTCTTCTCCGGTCTCTGCGTACACCAGCAGGTAGTACGTTACGGCTGCGAGCATTTTAGCTCCGTCTATTTTCTCCAGGTCGGTGAATGCTGCCACCGTTTTGTAGTCTTTAATTTTCAGCAGTCCGTCCTTTCGGAATATCTTGTCGGTGTATCCTTTGAGCGGTACTGGTAGTAGCAAGTCCTCTCCGCGCCATTTCAGCGCCACTGTGTACTTCATCAGGTGCTCAGCGTATAACGCCTCCTCTCCGCAATCCCAGCCTTTCTCTTTCACGTAGTGGCTGTATAGGAACGTAAACTTGTCAAACAGTTTCTGTTTATTTGGTATCTGCTTGTTGTAGTCAATGAATCCGTCGTTGTACATCTTCAGGAAGTCCATGCCGACGTTCAGACCAAGCTCGAGCGCTTCACCCTCGGTAGTTACTGGATGGTTCTCCGTACCAAAATAGTACGCTTCCATCGCTTTGTGGAATCCCTGCCCGAGCACACTCTTGGCGCTACTTAGGCATTCAATGTACTCGCCCTGGATCTCGTTTATCTTAAACATTACCGGGTTAGATCCGAACTTTACCAGTGAGCTAGAAGAGAGGTGATCTACCGGAAAGTCGTCGACCTGTTTAACTCTCCTCGTCGATACCAGCGGCATCAGGTTCTCCCTCTTCAGCTTCTTTGTTTTTCTGGTCTTTTTGACCTTTGTTTGATGTGGCATTGTCTGTTTTTACGCTACCCATTTTTAATGATTTACTGTTGTCCGTCGCTTTGCTCCATCGGTTTGGTTGCTGCGTCTCCTTGTGCATCTCCTCCTCTGAGTAGTACTGTGCCAGCTCGTCCGGGCAGGCTTTCCGTAGCGCGTGCATTTCAGCTACCTTCGCGATCATAGTCTTTGGTTTGCTGGACCAGAGGTTGCGACCGGTTGTGTACTCTTTGAAATCTACCGTTGCGGTAAACTCTCCAACGTGGCTCGTCCCGGGTACTAATCTTTTAATAGTAACGCTGCAGCTCTCCACCGTTGTTTTTTTATCGTCTGTGTACGTGTACTCTGGTGCTCCGCTACCTACTACTCCGTTACGCATTCCGCGCTTCCGAGCGTGGTCGATAGATGTCACCAGCGAGTATTTGTCGCCGTAGGGAATGGCGTACACGTGCTTGTGTAGGAAGTCCTCGAAGGAGAACCCTCGAATCATTCCCTCCATCAGTGCCTGCTTCACTTGGGTTGTACTCTTGAGTCCAGCAAAGGTAGTAGCTAGTAGTGCAGTGAGCACCTTGGGGTCAGCTAGCTCGGTGTTGAGTCGTGCATTTATTTGCTCAACAATAGCTTTGTCGTTACCTTCACCTTGATCGTATACAACAACTTCTTCTTGTTCACTCATAATTTTTAATAGTTATTCAGTTAGTAACTCATCGACCTACTCCTATAGTACCTCATTACGTTACTCATTGCACGTTTTCGTGTAGCGTAGGCTGGGGACAACAAAAATACCGGGATTATGTGTCCCGGTATTTCTATATTGCGAGCTTTGAAACTACGCTTGGTCTGACCCCGTACCCCCCTGTTCTACCTTTTCAATCAACCCAGGAGCGAACTCGCCAGCTTCTTGATCCGTTAGACTCAGGATTTTAACAGCTTCGTGCGCTGTCCCACGTGGGTACTCTACCCCAGTAAGTACTTTGTACTCTGCTCGTGCTTCACTCGCCGTATCTGGTGCGTCTTGAGTACCAGTTGCAGCTTGGTCTGGTGCGGTAGTTGCAGCGTCTGGTGCTGCAATGGTCGTAGCTTCTCCGTCAGTAGACACCTGACTTTCTCGTTTTGTACCTTGCCCCGGTTCAAATGCCTGCGTTCCTTTAGCTTCACCTTCCTTTTCACCAGTAGCAGCTGACTGCGCTTGAGCGTGTTCTCGAGCTGCGTCTACTCCGCCAGCAGCCGTTGCTTTTGACACGTCTGTGTTAGTTGTTTCGTCTGACATAATCTATATAGAATTACGTTGATAAATGCTGTTGAGTACAGCGCGGAGGAGGCAAGGATTTGCCGAGGTATTAATAAGTGGATTCTGACCACAACACAACTCGTATAGTCACCTTGCACAACATACTATTGAAACGTATGTCTTAAACAATAGCGTCTACCTATTCCGCCACTCCTCCGCGCTGTACTCAACAGCAACTTCTTCTATCCATTTATAGAAAGATTTGTTTTGTTGAGTGCTGCGTTGTTTTTCTGTTTGCTCCATAGGGTGTTGGTCTTTATTTCATCATTGTGTCCCAAATAAAGGAAAACGGTACAAAGATATTTATAATACCTATTGCTGCGCTGTGCACCGTAAACGCATAAACAATGTTACAGATGTAAAATATAAATCCTAGGTAGTTCATATACGCTATTCTTATCTATTAAGGTGATGCTGTGCTTTCGCCTGTAGGTAATATCTAATGATTGAGTCTAAAACCCTACAGGCGGGAACACAGCATCTATACATTAAGGACTAAGGTGAGGGGATGAGGCAAGGTTTGACTTGCAGGGTTAGTTTTCTTTCAATCCGATAGTTCTAACCAAATCGGTATTACGGCTCACTGTCCGCCACTCAAACCCTCGCTTTAATTCTCAATGTACTGTGATGATGGGCAACTGTGGTAGCGGTACACTACCTCAAAGTTTTTCGTACCCAACATGACTGCCAGCTCTGCATTTAAGCGCACATCACTAACTGACTTTAAAGGATAGGGTAGGTGGATTGAGGTGGTCATGGGAGTTATTTAGTGGGTGGGGTTACCCTTGTGCAATGTCCACCACAGCCTCCACTGTCAGGGCTACAGTAGTGACAATCTTTCTCAGCCTCCCAATCCCTCAGCTCGGTCAGTAGGGCGGTGCGTTCGGCGGTGAGTGTTTCTCGTAGCCACGCAATAGCTAATTCAGGAGTGAGATTAAATCGCATTTTTGTACCGCCGTTCAGTGTCGAACCAAGAACTACATGGTAGACAAACTTACTCTTAAAATCCGCCACCCTCTCCTCTACACTTGGTATCTTAGTCATAGTTATTGTTTAGTATTAAGCTCATACTATCAACCCGGAAGTCGTCGCCCACAAACGCTCCGCTATACGTCAGCCAGAGCAAACCGTTCTTCATCATTTGAGCGTAGCATGGGTCTTGTATATCTAGCTCAAACGAATCTCCCTCAATGATAACCCGACCAATAGGCTGCTCGGTGTCGTGTGCTAGTAGTAGCACTGGATTCTTTTTATACTCTGAAAAGTCTAGTTTTACTTTTGACATGAACATTTTTTTATATCTACTCCTCTCATAATGTGACCCTCCCCGTCGTCTTCATCGTGTGCTACCTCACCTTCACCCCGGCAGTACTCGCACCAAGAGCCGCTCCTTAGCTCCCAGACACCGCGTACTGGCTGTGGCATTCCCATCGTACGTTCTTCTTGTACAAGGGACTCGCGCATCTGGTCCACCGCTGCAATGATGTCTTCTATATCGGTACTTTCAAATGATACGGTTAGCTTCGTGGTAGCTTCCATCATACTGATTGTCGGTACGCGTCTAGTAATACTTTGAGTCTCTCGGTGTCCCACGTGTGCAGCTGGGTATATCTCTGGTTTGGAGTGTGCCTAGCAAGCTCGATGAGCACCTGTAACCTGTTCATAAATTGAATGGGCATGGTGTTATATCGTTATTAATATATTTACAGTATAACCCTACACGTTTTCGTGTAAATAGAACAGCCTGTATACAAAGGGGATAACTATGCTATATTAAATATGCCTGTGGGGAGGCACAGATCAGATTTACCGGAGCTTCGACACACTATTTTTTTTACATAGCTCCACCGTCATATAAAAAAGAACCGCTTGCTAGGCGGTTCTTTTTTATTCCTCTATTTGTTTTTACCAAGCCAGTACGGTATCTGCGTAGCGAAGAATGCTACTAGCGTCTCTGCGTACAGTGTGACCTGTTGCGGGTCTACCTCGCCATCTGTGGCTACTGACGCCCCTACAACACCAGCAAACGATGCTGTGGCTGCAAACACGCGCAGGATAGCTCGTTTATGGTCTGAGAACTTTACGCTTGCGATTGCTTTGACCATCTGCGTTAGTAGCGATACTACTACCGGGACAGCCAGTAAGATTATTGATTCCATGATTTACGCATTAATTTTCTCATAAATACCGTCTACAAACTGCTCCACGATTCTAGGTTTGTAGTCGGTAATTTCGAAGTGACTAGCGAGCGTCAGTGTGTGGATCTTCTTCATACGCATCAGCTGCGCTGCCAGATCTATTTGCCCCTCGGTAGGAGGAGTATTGGCGTCGATACCTTCGTAGCAGATACCGTAAGCGTACCAGTTAGGTTCACCTGATTCGATGCGCTCGTTTGGTCCACCTAGTAACTCCTGCAATTCAGGTTGCGGGTTAGATAAAACCCCGGCGTGCCACGCAGTGTAATGCTTTGGTACAAACTCGATAACGTACTTACCGTGCCGGGGAATGTACCAGTGATAGCTAGCAGACCGTGTACCGTTCAGGATCTCGTTTATAGTGCCTGCTTCCGTACCAAGGTCAATGTGCCCAATCACAGCGTTTTCAGCCCGGAGCGGGGCATTATGGTGCTTTGTGGTGTGCATTTTCTTTATCTCTACCTCGTAGATAGTATTTCCTTTATACTGCTGCAGCCCTATTAGCTGTGTGAGTAGCTTCACAATCAATCTAAGCTGCGCTATTTTAAACGTAAGAGTCTTATTTCGACGCTGGAATACCGCATTCGCGACGTGATCTGAAATCTTTACCCAAGCGTCGTCGTAGTTGTACCCGTCCTTGTAGCCAGGCTTGTGTACCACATCCTCGTCAAAGTCGTTGACACCCATCACCGCTTCTAGTGAGATGCCGGTGTTCTCTTTCACAAACTCGTCGACGAAGTGTAGAACCTCATGCTCCCCGGTATCTTTAGCGAATCGGATACGAGTAAACCCGACGTGATACGTGTTGAAAATACGTCCGAGTTTAAAACCTTTGAGTCGGAACTTCCCCTGTCGCCAGTTCTTGTCGCTCACAAAGAATTTGACCCCGTCTACATTTGTGCCGTGCTCTTTATAGATAGCCTGTGTGTGTTTGAATACGAAACTATCAGAGGCAAAAAACCGTTCGCGCCGGTCTTCCCAGTCGATTTCAGCCGCGTCAAACTCCTGCTCGGTAAAAATACAGGTGTGGGTTCGCTCCATTTCATCTTTAAACTCTGCGATGCGCCGACGCCAATTGCGGTCGGTCTTATCAATCATCAGGTAGTAGTGTATGGGGTTGCCTTTCATACGTTTATACTAACACACGATTAGATTCCTGAGTTTCTTATCCTCTCATCGAGTCGTATTAAAGTCTCCTCAACTCTCTGGAGATCGTCTCCGGTTGCCGCATCTTTAATAGCCTCAGTATTGACCTCAATTCTTTCACGTAAGACAGACGCCTGATCGCTGTTAAATTGATTATTTTGTAAGTTATTAACATCGCTCCGGAGATTTGCGAGGTAAATAGATACCGATACGATTGAGACAATCATAGTGACACCAATAGCAGTAAACACTTGAAAAGTAGCAAGCTTTAGCTCAGTCTTAATATCGGATTTAATTTCAGCTCGGAGACCCCCCTCCTCATTAAATGCGTCATGTATTAAAGTCTTAATATCTTTCTCACTAAACATTTTACTCGGAGCTTTATTAGTCGTAATAATTATGAAATTTGTTGTTCGTAAAGTATACCATCTGCACCATCATCTCCAGGTTGTTCACCTCCAACAGCACTACCTGGGGAGGTTCCTCCATCTCCTCCTACTCCTCCTATAAGAGAGCTAGTACCTGTCCAGGTTTTGACTTTAAAGAATATGATTAAGTCACCTCCATTACCTCCTGCTCCACCACCTCCTGCTCCTCCACTCCCCCTCCCATCCCCTCCTTTACCTCCTTTACCTCCTTCTGTTTCTATAGCAAATGTCCCAGCAAAAGTCCCACAGGCAATCCAAATTGTACCTCCTGACGCTCCTCCTCCTCCACCACCTCCTGCTCGCTCGCCACTAAATCCATTGTTTCGACTTCCTCCACCACCTCCATTTCCTCCTCTTTTCGTTATACCCTCAATCGCCATTAATGGGGAAAGACCGATACCAAGTACCGTTAAAGCTGTCGGTGAAAGTTGAACTAATATAGTTTTTGATCCTTCCTCTCCCCCATCTCCCGCATTTCCGCTTGAGTCAGTACCTCGACCTCCAACACCTCCATCGGGACTGGCTGGACCATAATTACCATCAGTTGTATTTCCTCCATCTTGACCATCTTCATTATTGCCACTTGGTCCACCTCCTCCATTTGCTCCAGCTCCAGTTTTAAATGGACCGCTGCCTGTCGAATCAGCACCTGTGCCACCTCCACCATTACTGTTGCTACTTGCATCACCTCCGTCACCTCCGTCACTCCCGGTATTTTTTATTGTCCCTGTTCCACTTAAAGTTTCTGATACATAAATTCTATATCCATTTGTAATCAGAGTGTCATTGACAGTCAAATTAGCATAGTACATATCACGAGTAAGTGTTGTACTAGAAGATATTGTTACATCGCCATCGGATCCGTCACCCAAATCCATATCATTCAAAAATACTGGATCTATTCTTTCATTTGCTTCTAGCAAAGGAACACGCCCCTCATCATTTCCAGGGTTTCGGTCAGCACTTTTTATAAAGTCATCCGCTTGAATTATTGCATCTGGTTGTTGTGGTTTTGCCATATATTAAAATTATACACTACCTGTAATGCGACACACGATTGTATGGTCTTCTCCAGCCGCTTTCACCAACGGACTCATCACAAGGTGGTTAAACGGCTGCCCTGTTTCCAGTGTAGATGTACCTCCTATTACCATACCGAACTCTCTATAGGTATCGTTTGGCGTCAATACGTCCGGGTAAAAGAATCGGAAGTCTGTTGTTAGCCCTGACCTAGATATAGCTGAAATCTGCGCGCGTACCAGAGCGTTTCCCAGTCCTGTATCAGCAGCGGTTGCTGCGGTACTATCGTCACCCATATCACCAAACGTAATGATACCAGTGTGAGTAGTAATGCCAGCCAGCCTGTCTAGCAGTATCGAAATACCTCTATTAGCTCCTGTCAGCACAACGTTTGGAGACCACACGCTTTCCGCTACCAAAATACCCCCTTTGGTTTTTATCCATTTGGCTTGACCTTTCAGTCCGAATCCGTCTGTTGCATTCATACGGTTATTGTAGCACGCACCTAACTGTAGGTAGAGAAATTGTATTTGCCGAGTGTCCGGGTAGTTACCGGAGCGTATCCATATGGACCAGTGGTTGATATCCTCTGTATAATCTCGTCACTCAAACCAAGCTGATCAGTTACCCTTCGGAATCGCTGCAGTACCTCGTTACTAGCAATGGTGACGTTGTCTTTTTCTTTTCCGATCAGTCCCAGCATAATATCGGTGAAAGTGGTCTCAGATGACTTGATCAGGTCAACGCTGAATATAAAGCTCTCGTGGTCGTGCATCTTTGCACTGACGCTATTTATTTTGTAGACGTCGTTTACCTTTCCAAACTTTGCACTGTTGACTGTAGCTGTCTGACCAACCTTCCACCCTGTTTTATAACTATCGAAGTCTGCTTCTTTTTTACCGGCACGCTTTTGCTCTAATAGGGAATCGGCAAATAACTCACCCTCTGATATAGAGGTTATGTTTTTATTTATCTCTACGAACTCTCGTGCGCCGTATGCATCGATAGAGGCTATATCCTCGCCCAGTACAATGAGCGGCACTTTCCCGTTACCAAATACCCGGACAATATCCCCAGAGCTGAGTGCGCCATCAGGAAACCGTACCAGCTTCTCTTGGAAGTTATACAGTAGGTCAAAGTCTACCGCTTCATCTAAAAAGTCCCGACCAACGCTTTGCGTCACACCGTTTACCGTCACCTGCGTTTGCGAGTACCTGTATACCAACGGGAATGTCTGGTCGATACCGTTCGCTTCATACTTATCAATAGCGTCCGCTTCTGATATAGGGTCATCGTACTCTCCACCGCGCACGTATACCACGTTAGAAAGCTCGAGGATATTGGAATCAAACTTGAGCGAGTTCGATACGATGTCTCCACTCTCGTCGTTTACCTCGTACGGGGCAGGGTTGTCGCCGGGGATAAATACTGACACCACGTCGGTCGGAGAGATACTCCAGTCCCACCCAACCGCGTTCATGAGTTTTTCTAGACACCGTGAAGGCTGCTCGTAGTTAAAACGAACCGTTTTGATTGCCGGAGTGTCGTCGGGAATATCTAAGGTAAACCCGGTGGTGTAGGTATTGATGATGTCAGTTACCACTGCTCCGACCGTGGTGTTGTTGTACGCCTTTACTACCAGACGCCGGTCAAGCTCGTAGTACCCGTCCATGCAGAAGAAGTTATAACCAACCTTGATACCGTTGAGTATCTTTTCAGACCGCCGAGTGATTGTGCCTTTGAAGAAGTTGTCGCCATCTTGCTGCAGCAAAATACTGTCACCAGTATCTGGTATATCCGTGTCACCTTTAATAGCGAAGTCTAGTGTAGCTGGCGCTTTGGACAGCTTGTTTTTATATCGCACTGACCGCTGGTCAATACTAGACGTTCTATTTTGCCCGTCGATTGTTATTACGATCATACTCGCTCGCGCTGTTTAATGCGGTCTGCTAATGCGTACTCGACCTTATCTACGAGATCCTCCCCGGACACGTCACCGTTTACAATGACAGTAACTCCACCGCTACCACCCGCTCCCATCGCATAGTTAGGGACAATAGTACCGTTTCCCCGCGGGATAAACATCTCTGGACCGTTCTCACCGACCATATACGGCGTATTGTTCGCTACAGAGCCACCAACGGCGCGCCCTGGCAATATACTGCCGATAGTATCCATTACACCGCCCCCGATGTCTTTGATGGCACTGAGAGCCTTTTTGACCATATCGTAGAGGTTCTTTGCCCACTCCCACATGCCTTTGAACTTATCAATCACAACGTCCGCTGCTAGCGCCCACTCTCCTTTGAATAGGTGGATGAAGAACTGGAACGTGAGCTTGAGCTGATCGAACGCATATATCAATGTCTGCACGATAAACGTAGCCAAGCGCGTCAGTACGCCCAGTACGGTAGTGAATATGTTAATAGCTACCTTGAGTAGCGCGATGAGCGTATGCAGGGCTGTTAGTAGAATAACCCCAATGACGTATGCAAAGTCTTTCAGGTACGGCGCAAGGGGCTGTAGTGCCTCCCAGAGCGCAGCTAGCTCTGGTCGTAGCTCCTCGTTAAATGTAGCTACAATAGACGACCATGCACCTTTCAGGTGTGTCACTAGTAGCGTCTGCTCGTCCACGCTATCTAACATGCTGGTAAAGAACTCACTGGCTGCTTCGCGGGCGTTGTTAAAGTACTCCGGGTAGTTAGCTACCACGTCGGATACTTTCATGAGAGCAGAGGATAAGTTGTCTAGCAGACCATAATTTACAGCGATGTCAGCCAGCGCAATACCTACGGAGTCTTTCATGTTTGACCACGCCTGATTGAATGTACCGCTCTGGTTTTGGAACGCATTAAAGAACCGACCCCCGGCGTCGTTTGCTTCGTCAAACATCTTTGTAAGCATTTCAAAAGAGATCTCCCCGTCGGTAACCATCTGCGCTACCGCTTCCCCAGTCTTCCCGGTAGTCTCCTCGAGCATTTCGTAGATAGGAATACCCGCGAACGCAAACTGCTTCACGTCGATGGCAGCCGCTTTCCCGGTAGCAGCAATCTGCTGGAGGTTGACGATGATACGGTCGAGCTCAGACTGCCCCTTACCCATGGCAGCTAGCGCTTCACCCACGTCCAATAGAATATCAATCGATTCGTCACCGTCTTTAGTAACAGACGTTAGTAGCTGGGTAGCCTGAGTCAGTCCAGGTAGCTCGAACGGCGTCCGGGCAGCTTCTATCTTTAGACGCTTGATAGTCTCTCTAGCTTCGTCAGCAGAGCCGAGCAGGGTAGTCAAACCAACCTCAGCGGTCTCTAGATCAGCAGCAATCTTTACTCCGTAGCCGAGCGCACCAACAGCAGCAGCACCAATAGCTAGAACCGCCTGCTTTGCTTTACGCAGCGCGCCGTCCCAGTTTTTAGTATTCTGCTCAGCACCCTCAAGCTCCCCGTTTACTTTACGGAGTTCGCTGGATGCTTGGTCTTGTAGCTTGAGTACAAGTTGTAATTGTCGACTATCCATATATTAGCTGTTTCGCATTTGATTGGTCTTCTCGATTGCGCGTCGCTTGGCAATGATCCTCTGGTAGATCATAACGTCGATGTAGGACATAGAACGAATTTGATCTGGTGTCCAGCCGTACTCACGAGATAACATCTCCATTATAACGTATATTGTCGCTGGTTTCTTACCCTCAAGCTGGGTCTGCAAATCAAACCCGTTTCCTATTTTCCCTCCAGTTCGGTTTCAACCTCGGTGTCACTCTCTACCGCCCGGCGCAGCTTGTCTACTTCCAGCATCAGTTTAGTACCGCAGTTCTTGGATAGGTTGTATAGCCAGTCCTTTGAGAAAGTAACCACCTGCCCGTTGTCCTGCACAATCTTTTCTATACACAGCTCGGCTGCTTTGATACGCGCTGCGAGGATAGCCTTGCCGTCCATTTGCATACCTGACAGCTCAAACGGGTCTTCCCCCATTGGCGTACCGTCCGCGTCCGCCGTCTTTGCAGCTTCGTCAACCTTCTTCTTCATCTCAGCGTTGATACGGAGCGCGCCCATCATTTCCGCTTGAATAATCTCAGTGTCTCCCCAGCCGAGTCTATCCTTAAGAGTAATTGTGTAATTTTTGAGTTGCACTTGCATATATATAAAGTTAAGGTATTAATACTATTACACGTTATCGTATCACATCATGAAAAACAAATACATTGCACTGTTGTTAACATTATTCCTAGGTTGGTGCGGAGTGCATCAGTTATACCTTGGAAACACGTACAGAGGAACTCTTATGGCGATGTTCTTCTGGACTGGCTTTCCCTTTCTAATGTCGGTGGTAGACTTTTTCGCTTTCCTATTTATGAGCAAAAGCAACTTCGACAGTCGGTATAATATCTAGTGTCGTGTGGACGGCATATGCAAAAAACTACCGGGATTCCCGGTAGTTTTTTGTCGTAGGTATTACTCAATGTTTTGATAAAGACCTCGTACCACCGTCCTCTTACGAGGTTGGTACGTTAGTGTACGCTGCGGTCAGGTTTCGAAGTGTCACTTGTGACTGCTCCAGGTCTGTTTGATTTAGGAACGCCCGGAACGGTAGCGGTTGGGTGATCAGGTCAGCGGCTTCTGCTGTCCGTGTCCAGTCCATCCATTGCACCTTGTTGAATACGATTGTGATAGCTGGGTTCTCACCGCCCCCAAGGTCAGCTTCTCCAGTAACTGTGATACTCATATACATCTCAGCATTTCCAAGGTAGTAGTCTTTGAATGTTTCATTTACGAAGTTCAGGGTAACGTCCCCCTCAATCATCAGCTGGCTGTTGTAGATGTCGTCTGGTGTGTACGATCCTACTACGTGGTCTCGAATCAAACCGGTGTCCCAGGTTAGGTTGAAACCTTTAGCTTTGAGCGCAGTAGCTCCTGAAAGTCCAGCCTCGGTAGAAGCCACTTTGATTACAACGTCACGCGATACGAAGTCATACTCAGTATCGTAACTAGGATTGTCGGAGTTTGCAGTAGCAGCTGCAGCTACGAAGCTACACGTGTATCGAATGTAGTCGTCCACGGCAACAGAGATAGAAAGCGTATTAACCATTCCGTTGCTATATACGTGCTGTTGCACAGTCCCGTCTTTCGCAAATAGCGATAGGGAAGTGTGCTTGATGTTTTGACCGAGCGTAAATACGTGGTCGTTTACATCTCCATCTACGTTCGTAGTGTTGCAGATTCCGTACACGTTACCCAACATCCACCCAAGAGTATCGATGTGCAGGATACCCGCCACCTCTCCTTCGATGAAGGTTTGTACTACGCGTCGCCCCATACCAGCTTCTAGTCTACCCATTGTAGTTTCATCCATAGCGTGGGAAGCTCGCTCCACAACGCTTGCGGTCACTTTACGCGCCCATTTGTCTGCAGACGTCTCAGCCGTACCACGGGCTGCTTCCGTGGCGATACCAAACTCAATCTGTCGTCCTATAATTTCTGCCATACGCTTATATTATTGCTACTGCGATTAATATATAAATTGTAGCATACTAGTTATTACTCACCACCTCGATTTCGAGGTTCATGGGTGCGTATGCGGTCAGTCCGTCTTGAGCCTCGTCGAAGTCCCACGGGTCGGCTGTATCTAGCTTTGCCCATACTCTACCTCCGTCAACAGTACCCTGATCCCAGTCGGCGTCGAACTGTGCCACGATAGCGTCCACCACGTTTGGTAGTACGGTTGTGAATATCTCCTCGGTAGTAGTACCGCTTTTATTCACGATAACCATCAGTAAGAAACGGTATTGTTTTCGGTTCTGTGTTCCAGTCTCAAACGAGTTAGTAAACCCGGCTGGCTGAAAATAAACAGCGGGGTAGGCGTCAAGCTTTGTTTTGGGGTAATTGAAATAGTCAGCCAGCTCGCCTGATACTTTCACCTTCTCAAGGGTAGCTGCTATTTTTGCTAGTAGGGTAGTGTACATATTGTAAAGTATATCATTTAGCCAGGTCTTTTGAGATGTTCCGGAGCAGCTCCATGTATAGCGACCGGATACGGTGGTTGTTCTGCTTCTTCACGTAATCTAGCCACGGTCGTGCGTCCATGCGTCTAGTACCCTCATGCACCCAGCGCGCGTAGGGAGCTACTCTTTCATTTGGACCAAATGAACCGGAGAAGGAACGTATCCGGGTGATGTGGCTGTCCACAAGGTTTCTACTAGCAACCGGCGCACCACCGCCCATACCACCCAAGCGCCACGGCTGTGACTGCGTACCTTTCCGGTATTTTGAAAGCCCTCGAACGATAAACTTCCGAGTTTCATCTCGAATGGTTGTCGGGTTTCGCTTCACGGCTGCTGCCAGCTCGCGCGCTCCTATGATTTGGACGTTGTCACTCATGTTTAAAGTATAGCACTCCTCTACCCTACTCAGTCGATAGGTCTAAATTGGGTCTACTTTGCAAAATATTAGACCCATTGAGCAGCGGGGGAGTCTGGTTGTTATCCCAATATAGCCCTATTTATATAGCTATCTGCTACACTCCAGCAATGTTTGGACGCAGCCCAAGGTTTCAGCCCCTGGGTGCGGTATAGGTGATCCGCGTACGCTATATTCCCCTCTAATGTGTATATGTCCCAGCCGAGATTACTCGCAGGCTCGGCGTGGTACGAAGCCATGATTTGAAATACCCCAGTAGCGCTACTGCCCTGCTCGTTTTTTAGTACTTCCCCGTCCGCGTCCCAGTGACGAAACGTACTCTCGCACTCAGCTACCGCAACCATTACCTTGGCGTCAGGAAAATGGTCGACGACCGCTTCTTCTATCAAAGGGCAATCAGACAAACAGTTAACACCCGGCGGTAGTAGCGCAGGTTCTTTTATTTTAGGAAGTGGCAGCGGTTGGGGTATCTCAATCGTGGTGGTAGATATAGGCTCGAATGTACGAGCCGGAAGTATCGCAGGCTCGGCGTCCTTATCTGATACAGGTGGCTGGGGAGCTATACACTCAAGGCAGACAACAACGGTAGCTTGGATAGCAGCGTACGCTAGTAGTACCAGTGATATTCCTAGAATTCCAATTGTAATTTGACGAAACATTATGGTGTATCTTTTACGCAGACCAACTCAAGGTGATCGTCTGGGTCTCCAAACACAAACTTCTGCACGTTACGAACGCTATATGTACCCGGGTGTCCTCCGCCTGCTACCGTTAGCGTATCCCCTGATACAACGTCAGTGCCCAGCGCGCACCAGAACTTAAATACTTGTCCCCACGTTTCACCAAGCTGCTCGGCAAATTGCGGTTGCGCTTGTTGGATATGTGCTTTGAACGGATCTATAGCGGTGAGAGAACTCTTCTGTGAAGCCCAGACCATACGCTCCCCGGTCACGTTATTTACATAGCAGTTCTCTATGCTCATAGGTAATGACGTTTATACGAGTCTAGCGCGACCATAGCCGTCTTAAAGTCGGAGAACGCGTCGCCCCCTTTGTCAGTGTTGTACGTGACCTGGTAGTCTCCGATACGTTTACTCTTTACCTCAGACGCGCCGGGGCTGTTTTGGTTTATGATACCCGCTACGAATACTGTAGCTGCGCGCTTGATATCAGATGGTACTGCTACTGAGAACCCCCACTTGGCGGTGATTTGCTGGTTCTGTCTACCAATCAGGAACTTGTCGCTGTTTAGTACCAAGGCTGTGATTGGGCATTTATGCGCTAGGTGGTTAACTGGCTCGGTGAAGTATCGGTTTGCGCCGGTAGCTCCTACAGTACGGAACGTTCCACCGTACCCATCGTTACCCAAACCAACCGCAGTAATCTCTACCGCGTCGTCAATCAGTAGTTTGCTAGTACCGTCACCGTCAAATACGCGAGGAGTAGCGTCAGTGTCCGCTTTGAAGTTACGCCCGGTAACGAGGTCAATAGTATTCTCAACGCCCTCGATCCACTCGTCTAGTACGGAGTCGAACGATGAATCGATGTTTTTCAATAGAAAGTTCTCGATTGCTGCTTTGTTTGTATATCCTTTAGCCATATGATTTATTATACACTATTATTAACAATTTCTTTTAGGTAACTCCTTAAACGGAGACTCTTTTTCTGTATATGGAGTCGATGCTGGAGTAAAGACGTCAGTCTGATGAGTAAACGGATCAGTCTGAGAAGTATAAGGATCCGGATTAGGACAGTAAGGATAGATCCCCCCTCCCTGGATTTCAGCATTACGATCAGAGTTAGCCGCTCCCAGTCCATCGATCTCAGCATCACGCTCAGCGTCAGACCTTATCGCTCCAAAGATCTCAGCATCTCGAGTATCGTTTGATCCGAGTGTACCAGTGACCTCAGCCTCACGCTCAGACTGATCGTCCAGGCGTCCAGCTATCTCAGCTGATCGATCCTCGATAATCATATCGATAGTCGTCCCATCGATCAGAGCACCACGCTCAGCGGTATCAGTATCGATCCCGGAGATCTCAGCTGATCGATCGCTATTAGCTCCCAGAGTACCAGTGATCTCAGCCGATCGAGATGAGTCGGTATCAGTGATACCTAGTATCTCAGCATCACGCTCAGCGTCAGTGATATCAATACCAGCGACCTCAGCGTTACGACTAGAGGTATCAGCTGACTGACCGTGTACCAAAGCCTCACGCTCATTGTCAGACGTGTCAGCTCCAGCGATCTCAGCTGATCGATCGGACTCAGATGTATTAGCACCTCGGACCTCAGCATCTCGAGATCCTTGATCACTATCGACTCCAGTAACCTCAGTTGATCGAGTGTCATTACTAGTATCAGATCCAGAGATCTCAGCATCACGCTCAGCGGTATCAGTATCGATCCCGGAGATCTCAGCTGATCGACTAGCTTGATCCGTAGCGACTCCAGTGATGAGAGCGTCTCGCTCATTGTTGGCGACGTCGACTCCATGTGTTTCTGCATCTCTCGAAGCGTTGGTAGTATCGACACCCTCAATCTCGGCATCACGTGAAACAGTGATTGAATCCTGACCTGTCGTTTCAGCATCTCGACTAGTGACCAAAGAATCAGATCCTTGGATTTCAGCGTCTCGAGAAGTACTAAGTAAATCTTCTCCATGCACCTCAGCATCTCTTTCAGCGGTGGCGGTATCTTGACCATGAATCTCTGAGTCACGTGAATCGTTCGCATCTGTACCTGACGGTGCTTCGTATTCCCAACCAAGGCGAGGGTAGTCATTACCAGCATCAATAAACCAAGTCTCATCGACATAACTACCTATCGCAACAATATCCCACGCTGAAAAGGTAGACAGTGTTTGCATCTGTGCCGTAGTTCTAGGCGTACCGTCACCAGTAAGAGTATCTAACGTACTATCCCAATATGAGTTAGCACCAACACTACCAGCACCCATCAGAGCATTTTTTTTAGTACCTCCTGAGACAGTACCGGCAAAATAGTTATTTGCTCCAAGCGTTCCACCACGACCACAGAAACCAGCCGCTCTACCTCCCTGAGCCGCTCCCAAAGTGACATCTCCTATTGCATAACAATTGGAGATAGTCCCCGACTGAGAAAAACCACACATCAATCCAGCTGGCGCCCAGCTAGCACTAATCTTACTGACATATTCACCAGTAACAAAACATCGGTCAATTGTAGTACCTCCAGTTAGCCAACCTGCAAAAATTGCAGCATAGGCAGCACCCTCCACATACGCATCGACAATACCTAAGTCGTAGATAGCTCCTCCGTTAGTTTTTCCGAAAAAGCTAGCATTATTATCTCCAACAGTATAGGTGTAGTTAGATATTACGTGACCATTACCATTGAAGTCACCAGAGAATCCATCGTTGATTTTAAAGTTAGTCAGCCCACTTACATCAACGTCATTCTCCAGTCGATAATACGCAGTCAAATCATCGTTAATATCCTCTACGTGAGTAGTGGTCGTGATGAGATATGGTGAGCCGCTTGTACCTGCTCCTGAGCCAGAAAATGCCATATTAGTATGTCCAGCTTAAATCAACAGCGTCCAGGTATTACCGTTACTGTCATCGACCCAAAGTTGGACGACCTTACCATCCTCATATTGAGCCTCGATCACCGCAAAATGATCAGCCGTCTCAGCGTTAACCTTGCCGTCAATAACATCTCCTCCGAGCTTACGGAAAAAGTTAAAAGCGACCGGCTTAGCGGCTTGAGCGAAAGCGTGAAACTTAGGATTTTTACCCAGAGACGGGAGATTATATCTGGTCCTCTCATCAAACGTGAGAGCTATCGATGTAATGCTGAGATTATTCTCAGTCGCATACGACAAAAGACGGAGCCATGGTGAGAGCTCTCCGTCGATTGTCTTAAAGTTACCTCTCTCCTCGTATAACGTCTGACCGTTACTTAGTGAGGCGATCCATCGTACCTTTTTTATCATAAGCGTATATGTGAGTCTCAAGAGAGCCTCGATTTTTTAATTAGTTTTTTAAGAGTAAGTGAGCTCAACTCGAATCGCAAACGCTGACTTGAGTCCGACACTTTCTGGAGATGCTGATACAGCGATAAAGTAATCGTGAGACGTTGCCGCCGCTTGATCAGCTAGAGTAACCGCCGCCGCTGATCCCTCAGCATTAGTCCAGGCGGCATCTCCTTGCTCAGCCGCTTGAAACGTCACGCCCGTCGGTACCGCCGTCGGAGTCGTCCCGTCGTAAGCGTAAAAGATCGCTCCAGTGATTTCGACACTTGCCGCATCACTAAAGTTGATTTTTAACGCACACTCAGCCTCAGTGATCAAGTTGAGATTTTCCACGCCGTCTCCCCAGTCAGCGGTCGTACCAGAGACATACTTATTATTCTCCGGACTGTTACCGTTTGAGTCATTAGCGTCAGCACTTGATTTAACGTGAGTCGAGTCATTGTATGCTCCGACTGTCACCTTAGAATCAAACCCACCGGCTCCGGCGAATTGTAATCGATCAGTCGCACCGATAACGGTATCGCTTGATCCCTGAAGTGTAAATGTAAATGTTGCCATGCCTTTATTGTAGCATGTTGCTATTTACCGTCTAGCAAGTCACTGGATATATCTACTCCCTCGTCCTTCGTAACGCCTCCCTGAAAGCCCGCGCGAATCTCGTGCAAAAAGACGTAATGCGCCAAGGTGCGCTCGCCCATCTCGTCAGGATGTGTCGCAAACGTGTGAGTCTGTCCAGTTTTTTTATTTCGGTAGAGGTAGTGTCGATTTTGTCCCATGTGAGTTTTTTCTTAAATGTGTAAGTAAGCTCGCCGTCAGGTAGATCTATTGTACCCTCTATCAACTCCGCTTGGCTTGGGTGTTTCAGTAGCGCGGACACAATATCGTCGCAGGTGCCCGGCTCCAGCTCCTTGTGGTAGCGGAATGTTATTGCACCGAATACCTCTTGGTCTTCAGTGTGATACTCGTAGCCGGTGGGTATTTCTTTCCAGGTGAATAGCATATTACTGGGATATTGTTACCTCTTGTATATGCATCGCTATTTTGCCACCACCATCGTCGTACTTCTGCTTGTACGCTACTGCCTCGTGCCGATGTTGGAATATAGCCATACCGCGCAGCCCCTCGATACCTGATACTTGGCTCGCGTCCAACATGCATAGCAGGTTCTCGTCTGTTTCTATTAACGCCCAGCCTTGTACTTTGTTGTGCATACTACCTTTCTATTGAACCTCTCATTGCGAATAAAACTATAACCCCAATGACTAGTGTCTCATATCCATACTGCCATAGCATTGCCATTAGAGCTGCGAATATTATGTCTATAAATATCATACTATTTTTTATTCTTCATCTTAGTAATCACCGCTCGCAAAGCTTGGTTTGACCGGCGTACGCTTGCATTGTCTCTACGTTCCGACATATACCTTTTTTTATAACGGTCACGCTCATCGGTGAGTGCTTGGTAGTTTTTAGCCATCGCTTCAATAGCGTCCGCAATCCTTAGTTGGCAGCCAAGCATAAGCTGCTCTGTGGTTGGGTTTGCTCCAGCGGTAGTAATCCAATCCTTTCTTGATTCAACTCTTAAATCTTTTTCTGGTATTGCCATATATAAATATAATAGCACGTTTTCGTGTAACGCAAAAGCCCCTGTCCCTCAAAACAAGGGGACAAGGACTTAGTGCGTACGTGTGTCAGCTACTACGAAGCGGCAGTAGTGATTTTAGTAACAGCCGTAGGCAAGATACGGATGTAACCAAGACGTTGTGTCCATCGTACAGCTTCACGGTCGGTTGTGAATGTGTTGATGTCAGCGTCGTCAGCAACGTTGCGAACAACAGCGCTGTTAGATCGTGCCATCTCAATACCACCTTTGTACCCGAAGATACAAGCCTTCCGTAGGTCTCCGAAGAGAACAAACGAAGTGTCGACAGCTGTCTGTGCTGCAGTTGGCATAGCTTCTACCAATACCTCAGGGTAACCCCATACAGTAGCCGGACCAGACTGGCTCGGTGTTTGATAGATGTACTGCCCGTCTGAGCCTTTCAGCTTTCGGATCACACTCTTGATAGTACGGTTGTAGTAGAACTTACCGTTGCCCAGTGCATCAGTAGGTGTCGCGTCAATCGCATCCAAGAGGTCGTCGGCGTCTAGACTAGTAAACGTTGTACCATCAAGAGTAATCTCGTTTACGTCGGTTGCCTGCAACAGACCTGTGAACCCACCAGAGGCAGAGTTACCTGCTCCATTGAAGAACGCCAAGTCCTCTGCTCGAGCGAATCCTTCCGCGACTCGTGATGCCACGAATGACATAAGGTCGATTTCAGTGTCCGCTAGAAGCTCGTTGGTCATCGTTACGATAGCACCAAGCTTCTTAAGAGTAAGAGTCTCCTGCCCTAGTACAGCCTTTGTCGAAGCGATTGCAGCTCCTTCGTCTACCCAGTACACAGTAACGTCTGTTGCCAGGTCGTTAGCTTTGTATGAGCCTTGAGATAGAGACACGTTCTCCATTTCTCGACGTGCTACTCCGTACTCTGTAATCAAGTGTCGGATTTCAGCAGACAACTCACTGTCGATAGTGAAACCACCGTCAGCGTTAGTAGTTGTCATTTCCTTGATCGCAGCACCGTCGTTTCCAAGGAAAGCCGACACAGTCTTTCGAAGTGTATCGTTGAGCACAGCTCGCTTCTCTTGTACTTCAGGGTTGTAGATACCACCCTTCACGGCAATAAGAGCCTTTTGCTCTTTCATCCACTCTTTGACTTCGCTTTTGATAGCTTTAGTCATACTGTTCGCGTGCTTCGTGAATAGTGCTTTCACACCCTCGTCCACAGCCTCAGTGTCTTCATCCTCGTCTTCATCTGCGTCAGCGTCAGCTCCTTCCGGTGCTTCTTCTGGCAGGTCTCCTACAGCGTCAGCTTGGTCAGCGACAGCTTCTTGATCAGCATCCTTTAGAGACGCGATCAGACCCGCTAGCTTTGTCTTTTCAGACTCAGTAGCGAAGCCTTGTTTCAGTAGAGAACCGATTAGTTTTAGAACTTTGTTCATAGAAGTAAAAATTACTTTTTTGTAAACGAAGCCCGGACGTGTGTCCTGTGTGCATGGGGTGTCTCGACCTGTTGGTGCACACTTATCTTCACTTGGTATATCTACTAGATACCCTTGGTCAGTTTGCGTAGCGCAGCGTGTACCTTTCGGTTCTTCACTTTGCTTTTCGTCTTTTCGTCTAATGACTTGAGACCGCTCACATCGACTAGTTTCTCAATACTAGCACGCGCTGCTTTCAGCCCTTTAGCCTTTTGGCTCTCTAGGTTGTGGATAGCGTTTAATACTTTCCGGTTATGCGACAACGGTTTCACCTTCTTCTCAGCTGGCTCTGCCGGTAGCTCCGCCTCCTGTTCCTCTGGATCTACCTCAACCTCTTCTTCTTCTGACTCTTCCTCTACAGCTTCGTCTTCTACTTCTTCAGGTGTGTCTTCTTCTACCTCCTCAGGTTCGTCTACTGACTCGTCCTCGATACCAATAGCTTCTGTGACGTCCTTTAGGTTTGCACCGATACTTTTCGCTAACGTAGCTGCAGCGTTGGCTGGTACTGATACCGCTGATACTTCGAGCAGTTCCGCTTCTACTACGGTGAACCAGTCACGCCCTCCGCCCTCTCGCTCCCCGAACTTCTTAGGAATGAAACCAACAGACGATGCGTGTAGAAATCCACCTGCGTATAAATCAAAGATGATTTTAGCTTTGGGGTTCTCCTCAACGGCAAACTCCCAGTCCATTACCAGCTTCGCTTTTTTACCAGTACCCTCGATACGCGGCTTCGATGCCTTGGCAATCACCTCGGTAGCGTCAAAGTAGTTGTGGCTGTTTAGGATAACAGGGTTCTTCTTAAAGTGCTTTAGATCCCACCCTGATTGCAGTACGGTATCCCCGTGCCGGTCAATATCCTCAGTACTACAAATCATAGTCAGCTTGTAGTTTTCTTTATCTACCGCCTTAACAGCAACGCCAAATGAAGCCACAACCTTTTCACCTTCATTGACTTCGACTATTTGACCGTTGAGTTTGATTTTATGTTTCATAGGCTTTAATAAATAAATTGTAACATACTAAACCGAGCTATATAGAGCATCGGCAATTGATAACCTCCCCGGCGTCACCAGCTTCGTCCCCCGGGTACATCAAACCGTTAGAGAACGGCGAGTTCAGCGGTCGCTCCTGCCCATCGATAACTGAGTGAGAATGTCGGGTGTGGATATCCCCAACAGCTACCCATATCTTGATCGGTACAGCTGCCTGCTTGTACGCTTGGTTAGTACCAAATTGTGTAGCTGCATGTACCTCTGTCCGGGCGATAGTAGTGGCACGTGCTAGGCTGATGTCCTTGTACGTTTGCTCGATTCGTTTAATCAACGCCTTGCGCCCCTCACCTTCTGCTAGGCTTTCCGCAAACTGCTCCGTGAGCTTCTTGTACGTTGTCTCATTGATACTATTCAGGAATACTCCGGTACGCTTCTCCATCCAAGAGGTGACGTTAGCCGACACATTGAAGTCGTCCTCTGACCCTACTAGCTCCAGTGCGTCTACCCCGGCTGCGATAACCAGCTCTTTGACGAGCGGTAGGAACGCGTCCATACCCAGCTGCACCTCTACATCGATAGAGAAGTTATCGTCTAATATGCCCTCCTTTCTAAACACGTGCGCCTTGGTAGGGTCTAACCGAGCGATGAGCCGGTCACGCTGCGCGTTGAAATACTGCTTTGTCACACGCTTGTACGGAATCTCCCGGTTGTCCATACGCTTCTCCATCATATTCCCGTACACCTTTCGAACGTCTGGGTCGCGAAGCGGATGTGCTACCTCCTCAGTGTTATCTTTTTTTTTACTCGTTTTCTCCGCACTGTCGCTCTCTCTAGACGCAACAGAAGCGTCACCCAGCGGGATCATGTTGAACGGTACGAGGATACTGTTGCCGTCAGGTACGTCAGGTAGCTCCTCACCAATCAAAGCTGCGAGCATACGTCGCCCCTCGTTTGGAGTAATCAGGTAGTTCTTGACACCCGACTCAATCACTTTAATCTTCTCCTCTACGTTCTCAGGGGTTGGATCTACGAACGTTAATGTCAGTCCCTCTGGTAGTAGCACCTTGTCCAGTCCACCGGCTAGGTTTCGTAGCAATGGCTTGATAGTCTCACGCAAAAAGATACGGTGTGATGTTTCCGCATTTGAGTACTGCAAACCGTCCATACTTCCAAGCAGCGCCTGGGGTACTCCAGTCATAATCTCGATGTCTTTGAGTGTCATTGACTTCGCTTCTAGGAACGATAGCTCGTCAGGTGACAGCCCAGTACGTTGGTACTCACTGTCTCCACCTAGGAATAGAGGCATACCCGACTTACGTGCGTCGGCGTACTCCTTCTCGTAGTCGTCCTTCAGTGCTTTGAGCTGGTGTTGCTGCAGGCGGGGAGTCTTGAATTTGAATACACCCTCTACCTTTCCACCGTTCTCTAGTACGCGTGCGTGGTACGCACCAATCTGAATCTCCGTTTGAATGGACTGCACCCCGGACTTAATCAAAGAGCGTCCGACCATCGGGTTCTTCAGGTCTGGGTTGATAACGCGAATAACCTGCTCAGGTAGGAAGTGTAGTTTCCTAGTACGTGTTTGATACTCGTACGCTGATACAGTGCCGTCTACGTTCCACTTGGTAGTAACCTTGGTAGGTACTAGGCTGTGTAGCGCTTGCATATTTTTAGGCTCAAAGATTTCACGCTCACCCATTTCAATGACGATGTACGCTTCTCCAATGTAATCGTAGTAACCCTGCCACATAGACCAAAACTTGAAACCGTCGAAGTGGTCGTTTGGATGGTTCAGGATACGCAATATATCGTGATCTTCTATAGTGTCGCCTGTTCTATCGTCCTTTACTACCCATTGAATCTCCCCCACCTTCTCCCGGCGTTTCATCACAGCCTTGTCGGTGTATAGAGAAATATCAGCGGCACTTAAAAAGTCCTTCCCGTTCCAGCTAGAGCCGTTGGCTGGCAAACCCCCGACGATAAAACCGCCTTGTGATTTCCCTCTAATAAGCCCGGCTATATCTTTAAAGATACTCATACGCGAATTGTAACACGATTACGAACCTGCAAACCCTACGAACTCTGTACGGCTGTCAGTAAATACCCCGTACCGTATAGCGTCCATACCGTGGTTATGTTTATCCTCTGCCTTGTTAGTATGCTCTTTGTTTTTATCCAACCGCCATTTGTAGTTCTCGTGCTCGAAGGCGATGTTGGTACTGCCCTCGGTGTAGTGTACGCGCTTCTCTAGGAGCATATTGATACCGGCGATAATACTATCTGGACCTTTCTCAGCAGGCTCTACGAACCAGCCCAGGTCGCATAGCTCTTGGATACTCTTTGGCTCGGCGCTGTCGGCGTATATAACGTCGTCGTATGACAGTCCCAGGTCTTCGAACTTCTGGCTCAGTAGCGGGTTAGTAAGTCCCTTCTGGTATATCAGCTCGCGCACCCATACGTCGTTGTTGTGGTATTTGATTTCTACCAAGGCACTCGGGTCGTTTGAGAACCCGAAGTCTAATGCGTAGATAGAGGGGTAGGGAAGTGCATAGAACTCCTCGTCGCTAATAGGTTTCCAGTTCTTGAATATACGTCCCATCAGTCCCTCGGACACATACCCGCAAATAGAGTTGTAGTAGTACTCAGGCTTTGTCTCCTTGTACCGTTCGTAGTTAGCCACCGAGCTAGGGTTGATGTTCGCTATGTTTTCCCGGTAGGTAGTACACACGGCAATAGAATCAGTCAGACCCAGCTTTGGTACAGCCTTATAAAAGCCAGGCACTCCACTGTCTACTAGATTGAACCATCGCTTGATAATCCAGTGGTTCTTGTCCGGCGGGTTGAGCTGCAGTACCACGATGATGTCCGCGTTCGCTTTACGCAACGAGTCATCGAGCTGTATGAAGTCCTCCTCTCCCACCTCGTCCGCCTCTTCGATGATGACGCAATTGTAGTTAGCTAGAGACTTGAGCTTAGACTTCTGATCACCCGATGACTTCTTGAAACCAATGCCCTTGATGGTATTGCGTTTGTATTTGAAATATAACCCGTGCTCAGACGAGTCGATATACTCCTCCAAGTCCTGCTCCTCTATGCGGTCGGCGATGTCTTGGTAGATACTGTTTTTAATATCACCTAGAACGTACCGCATGATGGCGCACCGGAAGTACCGCGTTGTATCACGCAGGCGTCCCAGACCAAACTGTGAGCCGGTAGTAGAACGTCCTGCACCACGTCCGCCCATGTGGATATAGTATCGAACCCCAGGAGGAGTACGGAACAGCGGCTCGTAATGTTTATTCACTCTTTGCATCGTCGTTTTCTTTACCGGCTGGTAATGCATTGGCTGGGTCGGAGAAGTCTACGAATACAATCTCGTTGGCTGGCTCTCCTTCTTCTTCTCTCTGTCGCTTCTTAGCTTCCTCTGCTTGTCGCTTCTCTTTATCTTCTTCATGTTTCAAATAGGCAAAGGCTGCAGAAGCGTTTGTTTTGATTTCTTTTGCGATAGTGTTCTTAGCCACAAACTTTAGATTCCCTCGGCAAGCGGCTCTTATTTCCAAAAACTCAGGGTGTAGATCTATAAAGTAATCTAGCCGGGAACGTTTGATTCCCGCGTAAAAACAAGCCTGTGAGTCATCTGCGTTGATCTTATAGGCGTCTATCAGCCTGAGTAGTTTTTCTTTATCTTTCCACCACCCGTTAGCTGTATACAATACCCGGAGTAAACCAAAGTTGGCGTCGTCTATTTCGTACGCATACACAATGGTCTCCACGCCGTTCCGGCGGTTCGCGTGTTTGGGTAACGACTGTCTGGTCTTTTGCATAGCTTCTATTCTACACGATTACACTGTGAGAGGGATAGAGGTTATACGGTTTCAAGACTAGCTAGTGTCTCAGTCCCCGTATAAAGCGTTGCAACCCGATAGGGTTACGATAGACACGAGGTTCTCAACTCCCCGCTAATTTATGTACCTGTGACACCTGTAAGTGAATACCGGCATACGGTGCGCCTCGGTATCTCTACCACGCTAACTCTCTCCCCCTCTCAAAGTCCAATAGCTTGAGCTGCTTTCTTAAACATCTCTATAGCTGCATGTAGTGCTGCCCCAGCTACGAAGCTCAGGAACACTGCAAACAGTATAGCTTTGATCAGGTCGTTATACATCGCTAGAAACAGTCCCGGGCGTTAATCATTGCGTTGTACGCTTCCAGCTCCTTGGTGGCTTCGTCTACTGCGAACTTCATAGCGTCTAGTATCTGATGCCACCCTCCCATATACTCTAGCTCTCGGTTTGCGAATACCCACTTCTTAGGAACATAGGTTGTATTTTTACCTACACCCACACGCTCTACTAGCGCCACTGTCCCTTGGTCAAAGTTTATCTCTACCCAGATAGTAGTGGACTGGTAAATGTACTGCCTGACCACGTGTACCGGCGTCATCTGTGTATACGGTACTACCTCTTTGTCTGCTTTCTTTTTTGCTGCCATATCTAGTTTGTTATCGCTTTTTTAAATGTCTGCTCGGTACAGGTCAGCCAGTCACATTCAGCTGACTCACCAGTAAATAAATACTGAACCATAACTGATGCCGTGCCGTATTTAGTAGTGCCGTTATACAAGCCCATAATAATACGCTTGCCATATACTTTCCCAATCTCTAGGTTTGTTTTTACGTTGTCGGAGTCCATGAGTTATCTATTACACCATTCTTATAAATCTCTACAGGCTCACCTTTCTCGTGACGGTAGTCTACATAGCGCTGTACGATAACGTCGCAGTACTTAGGGTCTAGCTCCAGTCCAAAACATACCCGACCGCATTTCTCGGCTGCTATCATCGTGCTACCGCTTCCCAGGAACGAGTCCAATACGATGTCCTCTCCTTTGGTGTTGTTGGTCATTTGGTACACCAGTAGATCTACTGGCTTCATGGTTGGGTGCTTCTCCGCCCGCGAGGGTCGATCGAACTCTAGGATAGTGGTTTGCGTACGGTCAGACGCCCAGAGGTGCGTTCCCTCTTTCCAGCCGTATAGACACGGTTCATGCTTCCAGTGGTAATCCTGTCGCCCCATAACCATAGCGTTCTTATTCCAAATCAAACACTGACGTATCTGCCAGCCAATCTCGTGCGCTGCCCCTCGGAAGTTATACCCCTCTGAGTCTGCGTGCCAGATATAGAATACTGCGCCGGGCTTCATGAAAGCGTCGGCTGCGGTATAGCTGTCGGTCAGGAACTGTCGGAAGTCTCCGTCTTCCTTTTTATCGTTCTCAATTTTGAGCGCGTTCTTAGTCTTCCCGATATAGTCGAGGTTGTACGGTGGGTCAGTAAGCCACATATCAGCTTTGTACCCGTTCATCAGTACCTCCATGTCCTCTAGGATGGTCGCATCGCCACAAACGAGCCGATGTCGCTCCC